AGAATCAATCAATGCTATTCCTAGTGGGGCGATTGAAGTACCAATATCTTGACGTGACAAAAGATATAGCACTGACCTGGGAGAACTTTTGCCACTTTCGACAAATACTAATAAGGGATTAACAAGGAGAACAGCTTATTTTGATTTAATTCAAGGCAAATTATACAAGATAGCATATAAAGAGGAACTACATGTATATAAGCCTGTAATATGCTTACTATATGTGCTAAGAAGTGGAATATCGTCTTGCTATGTAGCTTCATTAAGTGGGTATCGTAATGGAGTTTCCCATTTTAAATTGATATGTGGAAATGATATCCAATTTAAGCTGTATCAAAAGTTGAATAGCGCTAATTATTTTGACTTCATGCTGGAATGCCCTGATAATTCAGCTGGCATTATGGAGATAAAAGCCATGATTGATTTAACGGTTATTGAAACGACAGAACCATTAAGTGATTGGCAACAAATAGCAACAAAATAATAGCATAAGTTGAGAGCTGGGAGAACTGATACCGCTTGCAACGAATGAAGCAAACGGATTGATGAGTAAAAATAATTATATTAAAATTGCTCAATCCATCACGTCTACCAAATTAATAAAAATAGAATCTTGGGATGGATATTCTACACTTGTATTTATTAGAACAAGTGGAGCAACCGGATTATATTCCATTGATGGTAACTGGGCGGACAGTGCGAAATTCACAAGATTGTCTGGTCCTTTAGGAAAGGATCACTTTAATGCATATAGAGAAGGAAATGGTAATATTTATGTAAAGACGACTACACAGTCAGAACCATTGACTGTTACGTCTGTAGGATCTAATCATGTTTTCAAATTTGAGGAATCAGATAAAGATGTTGATTCTTTAATAGTATTACAATGATCGGGAGGATCGGGTGGCACCGGTTTGTACCGGACCACCCGTTTTTTATACCAAAGATACGGTTCGCCAATAATCCCAATTAATCGCCAACAGGCAGAAATTCTTGTTTAAATTCCTACCTGTTCGAGCGTCCTAATATCTATATCTACTTTAGTTGCTGAAATGGCATTATAAATCGGTATGCGGTTGGCAAAATATGCTATAGCGTATCCCCATCCACTCACGTAAACATAATAATTGTAATCATTATCTCTATACATTCTTATTGATGACGGTCCAGAATTATGCGTAATACATAACCCATTACCACCGCCATGCATACAGATAATAGAGTAGTCATCAACTACTTCCGAATTACCTTCACCAACAATCTTAACAACCAAATTTAAATTCCTCATAAAATCAATCCTATATAAGGTTGCAGATCCTCTACCTTCTGCCATCCTTATATAGTTTTCATTTTGCAGAAGTTCTCCCAGAAGCAAATTTGTAGTTTATGATGTCGCAATTTTTTTCCATCCTGTATCAACCCCATCTCTTATACACCTAACATAAAATCCATTCATAAACCATCCCTGAAGATACATTGTTCCACCAAATTTGAATTTTAAAACAGCTCCGCTTTTACTTGGAAAATCCGAACTGTCTACAACATTTAGATACGAAAAGCCAATAGGTAATTTGGCTAAAGACATACTTGTTCCTTCACTATAACCGTTCATTCGAGTAATACTCTGGCTATAATATGCGCTCATTAAGCCGTTATTATTTTCTGACGCAATCGGCAGAAGTCCTCCCAGGTCAGTGCTATATCTTTTGTCACGTCAAGATATTGGTACTTCAATCGCCCCACTAGGAATAGCATTGATTGATTCTATTT